AAGCAGGAACACCTCTTGCACAATTCATATTAATACCAAAAGAAGAACCTGATTTTACACAAGTTGATTTAAATGAGGATCCTAAATTTCAAAAAGAATGGAGAATGAATCAATTATTATTAGCAGGTACATTTAAAAGAAGTTATCAAAAAATAAGAGAGTTTTGGAAGAATTATGGCTGGTAGAGTATTCTGTATTGGTAACGGTGAAAGTCGTAAAGATTTTGATTTAGAAACTTTAAGACCACACGGTAAGATATATGGTTGTAATGCTCTGTATAGAGATTTTAAACCAGATGTTATCACGGCAGTTGATATGGGCATAATGCACGAGATATACAATTCAGGTTATGCACAAGACAATAAATGTGTGTTTAGAGATTGGAACACAATGCCAGGTGAAATGTACGAACAATTATTATATGCAGGTCAAAACTATTCAGACCAAGATTATGATTTAATTAAAAAAGAAAATGTAATCAAGTCAAATGAACGAGGTGACCGTAAAGAGTTTGTTTTACACGGTTCTAATTTAGCAGGTGTAGTAGAGATATTAAAAAAGAATAAGACAAGAGAAGAAAAGAAAGTTAATCATACATCTATAAATGTAAGTTGGGTTACAAGTGATGATAAGGTCAGATGTGTAAAAGATTATATGATTAATACTTCAGGTGATACAAAAGATAGAGGTTGGGCAGCAGGTCCTACAGCAGGTTATTTTGCAGTACAAGATAATAATCCAGATGAGGTATTTTTAATAGGACACGATTTAGAGAGTTATAATGAAAAACTAAACAATATGTACAAAGACACACTACATTATGGTTTAAAAGAGGCACACAAGACACCTAGTGTAAACTGGATCAATCAATGGTTAGAACTAGTAAAAGAACATCAAAACATCACTTTCTACAAGGTAAATCCAAACGGAGGCGATGGTTCAGACCCTATTAGTACAATACCAGAGGCGTGGGCAAATGAGAAGAATATCCAATACATTGACTATACCACGCTTGACAATATGCTCAAAAGGTGATATATTGATAATATGTTAGACGGAATAATATATACAATTTTAAATTGGGTTGATAGCACTTCTCACAAGATTAGACAATATATGATTAACAAGTCATTACCTAATCCTTGTAAATCTGCTAGTGAATGGCGAAAAGATTATGAAAAGTGGAAGAAAAACTCTACTAAATAATAATACATTCCGATTAAACAGGAATATACAAATACAACGAATATAGAAATATAGGAGAATACGAATATGGATTTTGAAACTTTAAAATCATCATCAAGTAACTTTGACAAACTTACAAAGGCACTTGAATCGAACCTCAATCCTGAGGATCAATCAAACAAAAACAAATACCAAGACGACAGATTTTGGAAACCAGAGTTAGATAAAACTGGTAACGGTTATGCTGTTATTAGATTTTTACCTGCTGTGTCAGGCGAAGACTTGCCTTGGCAAAGAGTATGGTCTCACGCTTTCCAAGGACCAGGTGGTTGGTATATTGAAAACTCATTAACAACTTTAAATCAAAAAGATCCTGTTAGTGAAGAAAACACAAGACTTTGGAATACAGGTGTTGATAGTGATAAAGAAATTGCTAGAAAGAGAAAAAGAAAATTATCTTACTACTCAAATATTCTAGTGGTGTCTGATCCTAAACATCCAGAGAACGAAGGCAAAGTGTTCTTATACAAATTTGGTAAAAAGATATTTGATAAGATAACTGAAGCAATGCAACCTGCTTTTGAAGACGAGGCGGCAATCAATCCGTTTGACTTCTGGAAAGGTGCAAACTTCAAATTAAAAATCAGAAAAGTTGATGGTTATTGGAACTATGACAAATCTGAATTTGAAAGCGTGTCAGCACTTGCTGATAATGACGAGAAGATTAAATCTGTCTGGTCAACACAACACGCTTTAAAACCGTTTTTAGCGGCTGATAATTTTAAAACCTATGACGAACTCAAAGAGAAGCTGAATAGGGTGTTATCGGGTGCTAGAAAAACTGAAACCGTTGCTGTTGCAGACCTCCCGCCTTCAACTAACGGTTCAGCAAAAAGTATAAATGAAAGTCCAGTTGCTAGTGAAGATGACGATACAATGTCATATTTTAGTAAATTAGCAGAGGACGAGTAATACTCTCTCTCTTGGTAAATACTTTTAGGGCGCTTTAGGTAACTAAAGTGCCCTTTTTTAAGCATAAATATAGCATATGCCTAGTATATTAGACCCATTAGTAGATAAAGCAGCAGGTGTCAGAAAATCATCTGCTTGGTATCGGAATGCAGTATCCTCAATCGCAGATAGAGTATCAGCAAGAAGATTAATGAGTCAAGGTAAACTAAACGGTAGACCTAGTATTGGTCGTTTAAATATGTTCTTTTATGACCCTAAATATAAGAAGACATTACCATACTATGATACATTTCCTCTAGTATTACCTATTGAAAGAATACCAGGTGGATTTGCAGGCATTAATTTTCATTATTTAAGACCTGGTGCTAGATTTACTTTGTTAGAAAGATTACAAAGATTTTCTATAAGAAACGAAGTGTCAAGTAGAAATAGATTTGATGTCAGTTATAATAGGGTTAAGAATTTACCATTGGTAAAAAATACAATTAAGAAATATTTGTGGTCTCACGTGAGATCAAGTTTTTTAAGAATAGATTATGACAAGGCTGCGTTATCAGTTTATTTACCTGTGGCACAATTTAGAAAAGGGAGTCCATACTAATGGCAATATTAAGAGGCGGAAAAAGAATAGGTGGTTATGATGTTCGTATCGGTATACCACGAGATAGATCGCTAGATGATGTAGCGGGAGATAAAAGATTACAAAGAAGACAAGGTAGTAATCCTGCAACAACAATAGGTCGTTTTCAATCTTATGTAAATGAGGCAGAAGGTTTTGCTAGAAAGGCAAGATTTTATGCTGAGTTTAGTTTACCTAAAGGTATATCAGATGGTGCTTTATTTTCAGAAGGTTTTGAAGACACATCATCAGCAGCATTAGAGAAACAAGCATTTCCTACACAAAAAGATTTACTTGCCGTACAACAGGCAAATGGTAGACGAGTAAGAGCATTTTGTTCTTCTATTAGTATGCCTGAAAGAGAAATGACAACAAAAGAAGTTAGACACGGCAATGCACCTGCTAGAAATTTTGTATATGATATGAAATCAGCACCTATATCAGCAACATTTTATGCTGATAAGTTTATGAGAGAAAGAAGTTATTTTGAATTATGGCAGAAAGCCGCTATGTCAACATCTGAAACATTTAACACAAACTATTATGATAACTATGTTTCTAACCTAAACATATTTCAATTAGGTCAATTTGCTAGCAGACAAGAACGGGATGATGTAACCTATGGCGTACAATTAATAGATTGCTATCCTACTAAAATAGGTGCAATAGATTATTCCCACGATACTAATAATGTTCAAACAATAGATGTAGATTTTTCATTTAGATACTGGATTAATTACTTTATAGACCAACAAGGTAATATAGAATTAGGTAGTCCTATAGGTAGGATACCTGAAATTAAGAACAATAGAGGAATTTTTGGTAGTTTAATAAATAAATTGCCACCTGAATTGAGAAGGGCAGGTAGAGATGTACTCAACGATTTAAGAAGACGAGTACCTTTAGGTAGAGTAACTGGCGGAAGAGTATTTCCACCATTTAAAATACCACCACTAAATATTTAAATATAATAAGGAGTTATAATGGCGTTACCAATAGTTGAAACACCGAGATTTGAGTTGACTTTACCATCAACAGATATGAAGGTACAATATAGACCTTTTCTAGTAAAAGAGGAAAAAGTTTTATATATGGCACTCGAATCAGGTGATGAAAACCAAATGCAACAAGCAACAAAAGATATTTTGACTGCTGTTACATTTAATAAAATAGATGTAGAGCAATTGCCTACATTTGATGTAGAATATATTTTCCTACAAGTTAGGGCAAAATCTGTAGGAGAAGTTGCAAAGTTTAAAATTATTTGTCCAGACGATAGTAAAACCTATGGCGACATAGAAGTTGATATATCAAAAGTTGAGGTGCAAGTAGATGACGCACACACTAATGATGTTTTGCTAGATGAAAAAAGAAAATTAGGTGTGATGATGAAATATCCTAATATGAAAGTGTTATATGATACACAAGGTATCAAGGCACTTAAATACGCAGATATTTTAAAATTAATTATAGGTTGCGTTGATTACATTTATGAGGGTGAAAAGAATTACCCTACATCTGAATCAACACAAGAAGAACTAAAAGAGTTTTTTGAAAACCTATCACAAGATCAATTTTCTAAAATAAGAAAATTCTTTGACACAATGCCGAAGTTAAGGCACGTGACCAAAGTGAAGAACCCGAAGACAGGTGTAGAAAGTACCGTCACCTTCAGCGGGTTGCAAGATTTTTTCGGATTGGCCTCTCCCACAACAGCCTAGAGGCGTTTTTTGAAATTAACTTTGCACTTATGCACCATCATAAGTATTCGCTAAGCGAGATTGAGGCTATGTTACCGTGGGAAAGAGATGTATATGTATCATTGCTGATACGATATGTTAAAGAAGAAAACGAGAGAAAAAGACAAGAACAAAATAAAATAAAAGGATAATTTATGTGGAATTTTAACAATTTATTAAATAGTGGTTGGACAGGTTTTAAATATGCTGTAAAACAACTATGGCATTTCATAGAGATTGAAATACCAGAATTAATATCAAATTATAGAATGGTACCAAGACTTATGATGGTTGCCTATGGTTGGGCATTTATGGAAGTTATAACTTGGTTTATGGCACTAGAAAATCCTAACAATGCACAAGCAGGGTTAGTATCAGTAGTTGTAGGGGCAGGTGCTGGGTGGTTTGCAATATATGTAAACGGCAAAGCAACAAAGATTAAAAACAAAGATTAACAATTATGGCATTACCGAAAATAAACAATCTATCGTCTGAATTTGAAGTAAGAAAACCTGATGAAGACAAAAAAATAAAATTAGAGATAGAAAAACTAGGAAAATCAATACAAGAGTCAAGTAGTTTAGGTCTAAAAGCTGCTACACAATCAGTTATCGGTAATGTTCCTGCTATGATAAAAGAAATAACAGACGAATTAAAATCAGGTCCTGTTGATAACTTTGCCATAGCAATAAACAAATTAGTTAAATTAACTAATGAATTAGGAATTGATTTAAGAGAATATAATAAAGATTTAGCAGATACGGTTGACAGATTTAATAATAGACAAATGAAATTAGAAGACAAACTTGCTGATTTTAGAGAAAAAGGTTTGAAGGCAGAAATAAGAGGCAATGAAGTAGTATTATTAACACAAAGAGAAGTATTTGCTCTTCAACAAGAGTACAAACAAAATGAAAAAGATATTACATCAAAAACACTTGAAAGAGTACAATTACAAAAGGCACTTGATGAAGCAGATAAAAAAGGTGCTGACCAGAGAGTAATAGCACAAAAAGACATAGAACAAAATGAAAAAGAGATTGCTAAATTAAAAGAAAAGAATGAGAAGATTGAAAAGAAAACAGGAATGTCAGCAGACACAGGTAGAGGAGATCAAGGATTTAGTAAGTTTCAGGAATTAAAAGAAGCATTTATGGTTATACCTGATACTATCGGAGAAGCAATGACATCTTTTGCGTCTGCTGGTAAAGGTGTATTCAAAGGATTTACTTCATTATTTCAAGCAGGTGGTTTGAAAAAAGCATTTAAAGGTCTTGTAAACTTTTTCAAAACTGCTAGAGTAATGATAGCGGCTGCATTTCTTTTAGTAGTATCAGCAATTCAATTTGTTGCAGAAAGAATTGATCTTATAGCAGATTTCTTTAAAAAAATATGGAATAAGATTGCTGGTTTCTTTAAATCAATAGGTGATTGGATTGCAGACTCTTGGATAGGTAGAAAACTAGGATTAGGTGGTGACAAAGATGACGCTGAAGCAGATAAGATAATTGAAAATGAAAGAAAAAAAGAATATAATAGAATGGATGATGACACTTATACCATTGCTGATACTGGTGCAACTATAAAAGAAAATAATGTAGATGAATTTTTAGCACAATCAAAAGACGCCTCAAATGCACCTGTTGTTGATTATGATGGACAAATTTATCAACCAGGTGAAGATGGTTATGAAAATGCAAAAGCAAATAGAACGCAAGACACACAATCTTATTTGGGTGATGAACAAGAACAAAATGAAAAGTTAACTATAAAAGATATTATAGGTGATAATGCAGGTGGTAAATTAAAAACATCTGAAATACTTAAAAAAGAATCAGAAGAAAGTGCTAAATCTTCTCAAAATAGTGTAGTCAATGTACAAAACAATACTAATCAAACTAATAGTCAATCAAGTGCTACAAATGTTTCTGGATTTTTAGACCACGAACCTGATACATCATTTAAATATGTTAGACGAAGTAATGGTGACGAGTATATTTAATAACTATAACCTAAATCTTTTTCAGTAATAATTTTAAACACAGCACCGTTATCTTCAGCATAACTAGTTGCCGCTTTCCACTTTGCCTGATTTTTAATAAACTCAAAACTCTCACGCATATACGATTTAGTTTTCTTTTTAGGTGGTTTAGGACGAGTTATTTGACGAGAAGGTTTAATCTCAATCAACATTTTCTTACCCTTATCTGTTTTTAGTATGAAGTCTGGAAAGTATCTATGATATTTCTTGTCAATAGGATTGTAATATCTAATAGGTAATTCTTCACTTGCCCAATTTATTATGCCTGGGTTGTTATCACAATAGACCATAAATTTACGCTCTAAAAGTGAACGATACACTATGTTATTTGGGTTGCCAACATATTTTTTAGGATTAGTTGGTTTATATATTCCTTTAAAAGACTTCTTCATATCATATAAATAGTTATAACAATATTTAGTAAGGATATAAAAATGGCTTGGACATCAAAAGTAGCAAATGTAATCAAAGGAAAAGTTGCCTCTATGGCTATGAACGCAATAGGTAATAAGTTTGCGTCTAGTTTTGCTAATGCAGGTCAAACATCAAAGATCGCTGCTAAACTCTTAAACAAATCTCCATTAGAGATAGGTAATGATAATCCTACAGCACACATAAAAGAAAATCCTTATTCATACGGAACGGTATACTACCCACAAGAAACAAGTAATATGGGTGATGGACATTATGTTATATTTGATGTTCTTATGCACAATGAGTCAGCATATAAAACTCAAACTTTCAATAATGGATTATTAGTAGAAAATCCTAATGCTGTGGTAGGTGAATTTAAAGGTGGAAGTACAATAAGAAATATCAAAGGTATAAAAAGAAAAGGCGTAGTACAAAAAAATAGAGTAAGAGGAGTTAATTCAGGTCTCTTTAGTAAGTTTGGATCAAATCACACTTATATTTCAGATAGTATAATATTGTATATGCCACCTGAAGGAATGAAATTTGACCAATCTGCTAGTTATGAAGGTGTAGAAACAGGTCTTGCAGGAGATATAGGAATGGGAATAGGTGGTGTAATTAATGACACAGGTTTTAAAGATAAATTAAAGTCAGCAGCAAAAGGTTCTACCGCTGTAATACAAGAATTAACAAAAGAGGCGGCATTTGGTGTTGTTGGTTTAATACCTGGTATGGAGAACGCAAGAGCAGCATACGATAAGTTTAAAGGTCAAGCAAAGAATCCTAATTTAGAATCTATATTTAAATCAGTACCGTTTAGAGAGTTTAGTTTTCCATTTACTTTTGCACCAAAGAATGAAAAAGAAAAAGACGCAGTACACAAAATAATACAATTGTTTAGATTTCATATGTTACCTGAACAACAAAGTGGTGCTAATGGTTATTTCAATGTACCATCAGAATTTCAAATAACATATATGTATAGAGATAATGAAAACTCATACTTACCTAGAATTAGTCGTTGTGTATTAAAACAATGTGCTATAGATTATGCACCTGAAGGTGTTGTATCAACATTAACAC